ATAAAGGCGGTGGCGGCGGCGACGGAGGATACAGAACATCATTTAGTGATGCTTGTGTTGCAGCTCTTTGTTATGAAGGAGGTTGTCATACAATCACCGTTGGTTCTGGAGGAGCTAGTAATGGTTCTGGTGATGGTAATGATGGAAATAATTCAGTATTAGTAGGTTTATGTATAACGTCTGCCGGAGGTGGTGGCGGCGGTTCTAACTGTGGAACACCAGGTAGAGCTGGTGGTTCTGGAGGTGGTGGTTCACCTAATGTAGGTGCTGCCGGAGGAGCTGGAAATACACCCCCAACAACTCCCCCTCAAGGAAATACCGGAGCTCCGGGTTTTGGATATAAAGCCGGTGGAGGTGGTGGTGCCAATGCCACAGGTTCAGGTCAATCTGGCGGAAATGGTAAAGCAAATTTAATATCCGGTTCATCGGTCACTTATGGTGGCGGTGGCGGTGGTGGATCACATTTTCCCTCTGGATCTGCCGGTGGATCTGGTGGATCCGGTGGAGGAGGAGCAGGAGCCGCTTCAGGAAATGGTTTATCAGGAAGTGCAGGAACAGACGGTCTCGGTGGAGGCGGTGGAGGTTCAGGTGGACAAGCAGGAGTTTATAGCGGAGGACCAGGTGCTAGAGGCGGGGATGGAAAAGTTATTTTAAGATTTCCTGCAGACGCTACTATAAGTGTCGCCCCAGGATGTAACGCAACTTCAACAACTCCAGGGGGTTGTAAGGTAGCAACATTTAATGTAACAGGAGTTTTAACGGTAGAATAATATGGCATCATACATAGCAGAATTAGATTTAAACAATATAGTCTTAAGAGTATTAAGAGCCGGTGATGATATTGCTGATAAAGAAACATGGGCTTCAAATATTCTTGGTGGAACTTGGAAACAAACTTATATAGATGGATCTCAAAGAAAACAATTTGCAGGTATAGGCATGGTCTATGATCCTGTTAAAGATAAATTTTTAAATGCACAGCCTTATGCTTCATGGTCACTTGACGCAAGTGATGATTGGCAACCGCCAATTACAAGACCAACAGAATCTGAAGTATATATAGATGCAAATACATTTTATGTAACTAGTTGGAATGAATCTGCGTATCAAGCGGATAATACTAAAGGCTGGAAAGCATATAGATCAGATGATATTTCTGAAAATCACACTATGTATGACTGGAACGGTAGTTCTTGGATTCTTGCTTAAATATTGACATCGTAATTTAATTTGATATACTTTATTTATAAAGCATATGAATTTACAAAATTATTATTGGTATTTTAATAAAGCTATTCCTGAAAGAATTTGTGACGATATTGTTAAATACGGTAATTTAAAAAAACAAAAACTAGCTGTCACAGGTCCTTATCAAGAAAAAAAATTATCAAATACACAAATAAAAAATTTAAAAAAAGTAAGAGATTCAAATATAGTTTGGTTAAATGATTCTTGGATATACAAAGAAATTCATCCTTATATTTCATTTGCAAATAAAGCTGCAGGATGGAATTTTAATTGGGATTATTCTGAGTCTTGTCAATTTACAAAATATAAAAAAGGCCAGTATTATGATTGGCATAATGATTCTTGGGATCAACCTTATAAAAAAGAAAATTCTGATGATGTATTCCATAACAAAATAAGGAAATTATCCGTAACTGTTTCCTTATCCGATCCAAAAGATTACGAAGGAGGAGAACTAGAATTTGATTTTAGAAACCAAGCAACAAAAAATAAAAAAATAAAATGCACAGAAATATTACCTAAAGGATCACTGGTTGTGTTTCCTTCTTTTGTATGGCATAGAGTGTGTCCAATTAAAAGTGGGGAAAGAAACAGTTTGGTTATATGGAATTTAGGATACCCATTTAAATAAAGGAAAAATATGAAAAAAGAAAAAACATTTCCAAAAAAATTAAAATTAGAAAATCATTTTACAACACCAATATGGTTGGGAGAACAACCTGATTTTGTTAAAGAATTAAACAAAGCTTCTGATCCCTATATTAAAAAAGCAAAAATAAGGGATAGCGATAAATTAAATAAAAGAAATAAAAAATTTGGTGACAAAGGAGATTTGGGATATGTGTTTCATTCAACAACTTTAATTGGAGATCCTGATTTTAAAAAACTACAAGACTATGTTGCGGGAACTTCACATAATTTATTAAACGAATTAGGTTATGATCTAAAAGAATATCAAATTTTTTTAACAGAAATGTGGGTACAAGAATTTGCTAAAAAAGGAGGAGGACACCATAGTTTACACACACATTGGAATGGTCATATATCTGGTTTTTATTTTTTAAAAGCTAGTGAAAGAACTTCAATGCCTGTTTTTCAAGATCCAAGACCCGGTAATTTAATGAACTCATTGCCTGAAAAAAATCCATCAAAATTAACTTTTGCATCAACTCATGTAAATTTTAAATGTGAACCAGGTAAAATGTTTTTTTTCCCTTCATACTTACCACATGAATTTATTGTGTATGTTGGATATGAACCTTTCAGATTTATACATTGGAACTGTCAAGCAATACTAAAATCAGCAGTTAATTATTATAAATAAATATGTCTTTTAAAAAAAATAAATATATCGTTGTTAAAAAAGTTTTATCAAAAGAGTTGGTAAATTTTATTTATCAATATTTTTTAAATAAGAAAAAAGTTGCTAACATATTATTTGAATCAAAATACATATCCCCTTTTACAGAATATTTTGGCACTTGGGATGATAAAACAGTTCCAAATACTTATTCTCATTATTCAGATATTGTTATGGAAACTTTACTAGAAAAATTAAAACTAGACATGGAAAAACATACTAATTTAAAATTAAGCGAAGCTTGTTCGTATGCAAGAATTTATAAAAAAGGAGATATTCTTAAAAGACATAAAGATAGATTTAGTTGTGAAATATCTACTACATTAAATTTAGGTGGGGATCCGTGGTTTATTTATTTAGAGCCTTCAGGTAAGAAAAATATGAAAGGTATTAAAATAGATTTAAAACCTGGGGATATGTTAATTTATTCGGGTTGTGATTCTGAACACTGGAGAGACGAATTTAAAGGTGAAACTTGTGCTCAAGTTTTTTTACACTACAATAATACTACAACAAAAGGATCTAAAATAAATAAATTTGATCAGCGTCCAACTTTAGGTCTTCCTTCTTGGTTTAAAAATAAAAAAATTACTGTTAAAAATAAAAATGACTGAAATAGAAATAAAGTTAGACCCAGTATTTAGCTCACCCGTTGCTTCAATTAAAACAGATATTAATATTAAAAAAATATTAAAAGCAGCAGAGAAAGAAAAATATAGAACAGCAGGCAGATCTGATAGTTTTAAAAATCATGTTAGTCAAAGTAATAATTTAACTGTTTTAGACAAAAAAATATTTAAAAATGAAAAAAAAACAATGGAAAATTATATTAATTATTACTGTAAAAATGTTTTAAAATATAAAAATACATTTAAATTAACTACTTCTTGGTTTACTAAAGCCCAATATAATCAAACTTCAGATCCCCATGACCATAGTAATTCTTTTTTAAGTGCAGTCTTATACTTAAAAACAACAAAAGGGTGCGGGGGAATAATTTTTAAAAATTTTAGAATACCTTCATACATTTATATGTCGAGATCAGAATATAATATTTGGAATGCAGATGCATGGACAATTATTCCTGATGATGGTTTATTATTAATTTTTCCAAGTTACCTGCATCATAAAATATTACCAGGTCAAAACAGTGAACCTAGATATTCTTTAGCAATGAATTTTTTCCCTATTGGTAAAATAGGATATAATGGAAGCGATAGTTTTATAAATATAAAAGATGTGGACGGAAAATTATAATGATTAAAGTAATAAAAAGTTTTTTAGAAAAAGAAGAAGCTGATAATATTGAAAAAAATTTTACATCAAATGAATTTCCTTGGTTTATTACTAAAGGAATAGTTAATGAAGGTAAGGACAATGATTATCAGTTCAACCACATATTTTATAATAATTTTAGAATCAATTCTAGTTTATTTAATGTGTTACAACCCATTTTAAATGTACTAAAACCAACTTCTATAATAAGAATTAAAGCAAATTTAGTACCTAAAGATAATAAAATTACAAAACACAAAATACATACTGACCAAGACTCCACTGTAAAAAACTGCAAAGTAGCGGTCTATTATGTAAACACAAATAATGGATGTACTATGTTTAAAAATAATAAAAAAATAATTTCAGAAAAAAACAAACTAGTTATTTTTGATGGTAATACTGAACACCGGTCAACAACTTGTACAAATAAAGACTATAGAATTGTAATTAATTTTAATTATTTTGAATAAATTTAAAAAATAATATTAAAATAGGTAGTTTTAAAAGCAAAGCAGATAAAATGGTCTTTGATATGAAAGATCAATTTATTGTAGTAGATACCGAGGAACTGCATCAATATCTATAAGAAATGAAGAATTTTTACAAAAAACTAAAAAATATTACATTAGCAAGTTTAAAACAAAAAAAGAATGAGTTATGGGATGCTGAAGGTGTATTACATAATCAAGCATTTAAATTTGATTTAAGACCTTTAAAAAACAATGCCAAAGGAGGCTCTTTTAGAACTAAAGCAGATAAAATAGTCTTTGATATGAAAGATCAATTTATTGTAGTAGATACCGAGGAACTGCATCAGTATTTAAAAGATAATAATACAAAAGTAGTTAATTTAGAACAGTTGATATCCTCCTTAGAGTGGAATATAATACTACCAAAATAACAAAAACCTTATATATTCAACCCTATGGCATTAAAAAAAGTAGATTTTGCAGCAGGTTTCAATAAACAAAGCGTAGCATCCGCTCTTCCAGGACAATGG